TCTCCATAGAGATTACTGTATGATACTTATGCCAGTATCTTAATATCTCATTTATGATCCACTTATGAGCCGGGTTAGGGAAATGTTCGTCTGTTAGAACGTCGTATATGTTTTGTAAGAACTCTTTTCTCGTTAGTAAAGCTCCTAATGTCTTTACTTGGAATGCTGGACCGTAGTCGCTCAGGGATTTTAACGTCAAAATTTTAATTTTTTTATAACTGTTTAATTTCTATAACTTATTTCTCTTATAACTGTAATATACGATCTTATTTTAGATTTCCCAACTTGAAAAACGTATCAGTTATCCAGCCTTCTATATTTTTTATAAAATGGTCTACTCCGTCCTGGTGGTACATCTCTAGGAATTCTTTTCTATGAAATGGATTATTCCCCTCCTCTATCAGCTCTTGGATATATTTTATCTGTCTATCATCTAATATAGGGTTTCGGAGGTCCATTAACTTATAGGAGTTTCTTATAGTCTGTTCCCCTTGTAGTATTTGAGCATAGATTTTATGCTGTGTTAATTTAGCTTCTGATATCTCGAAGATGTCTTCTAGGGTTAGGGAATGTTTTACTAATTCCGGGAACCTCTTTAGAAGTGTTTTCGGACCTAGTCCTTTAATTCCTGATATCGCATCTGATTTATCTCCTAGTAGAGTTTTATATAGTATAAAGTTGTCTGAATGTATTCCGAATTCCTCTGCTACTTCTTTCTGTTTGTAGAATTTCTTACCTATCGGCCTATAAACTGTTACTTTGTTGCTAACTAGCTGCAAATAGTCTTTGTCTGAGGATACTATTATTACGTCTGAGTTGTGAGTATGGGGGAGGGTGTTTGCCATGTAAGCTATCATATCGTCAGCTTCTGCTTTATCTATCATTCCTGTCTTTACAGGTAGGCATTGCAAATAATGGATTAAACGTGTTATCTGGTCTACTTTAGACTCTCCTTCTTCTTCAATATTATCATAGGTGTCCCAGTTTGTTATCCTGGTTATCCCTCTATTTGACTTATACTCCGGTAGCAGGTTTTTTCTATTGTTAGAAGATCCTACTCCATCGAATATTACATAGACTCCTGTCGGCTGTACTAACTGTATTAAGGATCCTAGTGATCGTATAAATCCAGCCATACCTCCAATAGGGACTCCTTCTTTATTTAAGAAGTTAATTGTAGCAAAGTTTCTAAAGAATAGATTAAGAGCATCTATCATTAGCACCCGTGAATGAAATTCCTGCTCTACTACAGGGGAGGTTTCATGCTCTGTAACAGTAGCAAGAAGAGCTCTTAGATTGGTTGACATACTTAAAGATAATAAAAAACCCCTGCATAAGCAAGGGCCTTTCGATTTAATTTAGAGTTTAATTCTATCCTGGATCGTTTTCAGTCGGTATAGGTGTAGTATCTCCTTCCTCTGGTGCTTCTACTACTATGTCGAAGTCTCCTCCTCCAAGTATTGCTGCCCATTCAGATGCATGTGCTGTTTTGTAGTTCTTAAGATCTTTATCTTCATCCATAATAAAACCGTGAGGGGTCATAATAATCTTACCTCTAGTTGTAATACCGTTGATATGATTCTTATCTATTTGAAGATTTGTTCTTTTAGCGAACTCTACCTGTTTCCCATCTTTAATTGCTTTAATCTTAGATGTTCCTGCATTCATAATGTTTCCGAAAGTGATTACAAACGTTGCATCGTACCACATAGCAAAACCTCCCTTATTCATAAGTTTCGGTTGTCCCATTGGCGACTCTGCTTTCTGCGTCCATACCTTATTTACAACTACTAACGTATTAGTAAAAGGTGAAGACTCTTTTCTTGACATTACGATACGTTGATTTACTCCGTTACCGAATTGCGTAGACATTGCTCCTGCATTCCATTCATTATTGTTCTTATTAGAACGTACTGATAGTTCGCAAGGTACAGATCCGATTGAATCCCATAAGAAAAGTAAGTCATAAGGTAATGCTCCTTTCTTCTGTTCATCTACTAGATCTAGTATGAAGGCTGATACGTCTTCGATAGTATGTATCGTCTCTCTGTCTACATAGATAAAGAATCCTCCATAGTCTAAGACTTCTCCAGTCTCTTCGTCTACTGTCTGCTCTACCTGTAAGCCCATCTGTACGGCATGCTCCCAGTTCCATTTCATCTCTGTAGTGATGAATACTGGAAGTATTCCTGCTTTCTGTGCAGATACTGCTGCTTCTAGTAGTGCAGTAGATTTACCTGTATCCGAATGGCCTCTCAACATGACTATGTGTCCCATTGGGATCCCCGGGATAGAGGTTACCTCTTGAAATGCCGGGGATAATGGGATCCATTTTTGGTCTTTGAAGCGAACATTCTTACTCAGCAATTTCTGTTCTTTGAACTTACTTAGGTTAAAACCTTTCTTAAGCTCTGCAGAGACAGCTTCTGTTAGTGATTTGCTTTGTCTTTTCGCCATCGGTTATCTTAGAAAGGTAAAGCGTCGTCTTCAAATAAACTATCGAACTTATCAGCTTTTGACTCTGCTTTCTTTCCTGAGTTCTCTAGAGAGAACTTGTTTGTTGGTGATGAAGGGGTATCAAATGCTACCATTGGAGCTGGTACATCTTCTTCTGCATCTTCTTCTGGAGCTAGATAATCATGAAGTACTTTTTTCATGTCATCGAATTCCATTCTAGTAAATGTTTCCGGTGGATTTGGTTGATCGTCTAAAAGTGTTTTAAGCAATGCTGCATCTTCCGTTAAAGTGGTTTCAGCTGTTCTTGCTCTAATGGTTGTCTTAGCATAACCTGTTCCTGTTGTAGCAGCATCTATAGTAGTTAGAGTTAAATCCCTACCTGTGATGATATCAGTAAAATCTCCTATGTCCTCATCTTCAACCATTGACAATAGTTCCATGTAGATCTCTTTTCCGAATCCCCATAGCTTTACTCCTTCGTCTTCTTTACCTCTTACGATTACCGGAGCAAATACTCTCATTTTAGGTTCTAATTTTCTAGCAAGTCTCCAATTCTCTTGGCCTCCTGCTTCTCTTAATTTAGCAACAAACTCAACTATTGGATCTTTATCTCCGAAGTTGATTGGTGAGATGATAGGGAATTTGTGAATCCCGTAATGGAACATTAATTCCGAAAATGGATTTGATTTGTTGAATTTTGACGGCACTACTCGAATAACTTCCTTACCTACACTCGGTTTGTAGAAGTTGTTTTTCCTTGACCCTGTCGACTGGGTACTGTTCTGGGTTTGCAGAGCTTGTAGCTTTGCTTTGATTTCACTTACGTTCATTTTTATAACTTAATACTTTAATATAATAACTTTGTTGCCTGTTAGCAACTTTAATTTACACGTTTTTGATTTCGTGTATTCTTGTTTTTAGAGATCTTAACTCTCCTTGAGTAGTTAGCAGCACTGTATTTCTATAATGCTGCCAGTCTACTCTAAAACGGGTGTCCACCACTCCCCCGTTTAAGCTTTTGATAAGTTCATTGAGTGCGTTTATGGTGTACAGGGTATTTGTTTCTTTTTTCCTGTGAACTAGTATTGTATTCGGAGGAATACTATCTATATTCATTTCATCTAGGTTATAGGTGCAGGCTACTTCGTCTGAATCTTTTATTTCTAATATAAAGATTTTATTGTAAAGTATCGTGTGTTTGGATGTTAGATCTGCTATAAAGTAATCTATCTCCTCGGTAGGTACAAACGTACACAACAATTTATTCTTCAACATCTCTTGACTCTCTATAGTATCTATATCATACATATCAAAAGGGCTGTAAAGAATCGTATCTTTTTCCAACATTTATCGTTATTTTTAAATTTTCTTCTTCAAAGACTCCTACTATTTTACGTAGGATATCTTTATCTTCTTTTGCTAAATCTAAGAGTATTGCATCATATGTATACAGTACTATCTTAGACTTTTTATCTTCCAGAAGATAGAGTATTTTCTGCAATAAACCAACATTACTTACAGTTTCATAATTTTGTATTATGTAGTTGAATAGTTTCTGCGGATTCATATTAGTTAAATCTTTCCTGTAGAATCTATACCTCTCATCTACTCCGTCGATATATCCTTGCTTTTGAAACTTCGTCCATAGTTCATCTATATAGGCGGTTGTAAGTTTAAAGAACTCAAAATCCTTATACTGTTCAAAGACGTTCCCGTATAGTTGCTTAAATACCAGCTTCTTTGCTTCGTCTCTATCCATTCCATACACCTGTCCAAAATCTTCATAAATATCTCCCGTTGCAGATTCATACTTTACTAATTTTGAGATCAGAGTAGGGTGATAAGCTACTAAATCTATCTCCATCAGTAGGTCATTTCTCGGCACAAAAACACTCCTACACCCGCTGTCTTTATTCAATGCTGCGAAGTTTATATGGTTAAAATGGTTGGAAGGTCTTCCTGTTGTATTATTGAGGTTGTACTGTGTTAATATATGCTGGTTTACAAGTGATAGAAAGGGTCTCTCTATGTTAAAGTACTCCTCTAGTGTATCGCTTACCTTTAAGCCGTTTCTTTCTATAACCCAAAATATATCTTCTACTGTTTT